TCAGGCGCACCAGCGACAAGTGATCTTGTTCAGGGCGAACCTGCGCTGGATCTTACTAATAAGCGCCTCTACACAGAAAACGCAAGTGGTGCTATAATTGAGGTTGGGACAAACCCTAGTACGCTTACGGTTGACACAACTACGCTGGTTGTTGACGCAACTAATAACAGAGTTGGCGTGGGTACTGCAAGTCCTGCCAGAACTCTTGATGTTAGTTCGGGAGCAACAGGAGTCGCTATTACAACAAAAGGATCTGGAACCGGAAGTTACATAACCTTTCAAGACGGAACCACCACCAATGATGCCAAAGTTCGCGTAGGCGCTGTCGGAGATAATTTGACATTATTCGGCGGTGGCACAGAGCGTATGCGTATTGATAGCGCTGGAAATTTAGGTATTGGTGCTACGAGCCCTTCATCATACAGCAGTGCCTCAGAGCTTGTTGTGGACACCGGACTTGCTGGAGGTATCACAGTAGTTAGTGATTCTACATCTGGCGGTTACGGTGGTTTGTACTTTGCTGACGGCACAACAGGTGACGAGCAGTACAGGGGATTCTTACAATACAACCATAACAACAGCGGAACCGATGAGATGCTTATTGGTACTGCTGGCGCAACACGCATGACGATTGATAGCTCTGGCCGTGTATCTATAGGAGCCACAAGCACCACCAAAAACTTTTTATTAGAAAATCCATCTACGGCTTCAGGTGAAAATGTATCTTTTAGGATGAAAACAAACGGAACAGGCTCATCCGCTGATGCTGTTTTTGAAATGATTGCGAGCACAACTGGGGAGTGCCTTATTAACTTTGGCGATAGTAACGACGCCAACATTGGGAACATACGTTACGGTCACAGTACTAACACAATGCGTTTTATCACTAATACCAATGAAGCTATGCGTATTGATAGCAACGGTCAAATAATGATTGCTGGCTCTACAACAGCCTTTGACACGACAGCGGCAGTAAGCGGACTACAGGCTCATTACGAAAGTGACACAGGCGAAGCAACACTGGGGTCTTACTCATCCGGCGGCTCTACGTTTATGACGTTTCACACCAGTTCTGGTGGCGGTGCTAGCTCAGAAGCTATGCGTATTGATAGCTCTGGTAACTTGCTGGTTGGTACTACTGCTTCTGTTGGTGGAGGCTCTGAGGGGATAGAGTTACGCGGCGATGCTGGTTACTATAAAACAGCACGATATACTGCAGGTAGTGCAGGGCATTGGCTAATTTACAATTCTAATGGTGAGGTAGGTACTGTAACAACCAGCGGCAGTGCAACACAATACAACACTTCATCAGACCAACGCCTCAAAGACAACATCGTAGACGCACCAGCAGGAAACATTGACGCTATTCGTGTGCGTTCGTTTGATTGGAAAGCTGACGGGTCACACCAGACCTACGGCATGGTTGCACAAGAGTTAGTTGACGTTGCACCTGAAGCTGTATCACAAGGCGAGAATGAAGACGATATGTGGGGCGTTGACTACAGCAAGCTAGTCCCAATGATGATTAAAGAAATTCAAGACTTAAAAGCCGAAGTAGCGGCGCTTAAAGGAGCATAAACAATGGCACACACATGGACTGTATCAGCACTGGACTACACCGTCTCACAAGATGGTCTGTCTAACGTAGTCACCACCGTACACTGGCGCTGTTCTAAGTCAGACGATGACGGCAACACAGGTTCAGCCTACGGTACTCACAGCTTGGGTGCACCGGATGCCAACAACTTTACGGCTTGGGACGACATTAACGAAGCCACTGTGTTGTCTTGGATGACAGCTAACATGGTAGCTACGGCGGCAGAAGGTGAAGACCCTGTAGGAAATATTGAAAACTCTATCGACGCACAGATTGCAGAGCAAGCTACACCTACAACCGGCACAGGCGTACCTTGGTAATCTGATGAATGGATCCTCTTTCTTTAATTGCTATGGCGTCTACGACCTTCAAAGGTATAGAGACGCTGATAAACAGAGGTGCTGAGATTGAACACGTTGCTCTTAAGTTAGGGCAATGGTACGGCTTTGCATCTGATATAAAAGAGGCAGAAAAAGAAGCTGAGAATCCCGGTGTTTTTAGGACGTTGTTTGAAGGCGACACTGTAGAACAACAAGCACTCAGCAGTGTGATAGCTAAGAAAAAGCTAGAGGAACAGGAAAAGCAGATACGAGAGCTTATCGTGTGGGCTTACGGTCCTGAGACTTACAAAGAAATGATAATGCTAAGAAGAGAAATAAAGGCGCGTCGTGAGAAAGTTATTTATAAACAAAAAAGAAAACAGCGGTTTTTTATAGATTCGTTAGTAGTAGTTATAGGCATGTTACTTGTTGGGTTTATATTGTTTGCGACTGCATCAGTTATACAAGGATCATCGTGAAACATGTATTAATCTTGTTGTTGCTGCTTTCTGGATGTGCAAGCGTTAAAGAAGAAACACTGGTATGTATAGGATTCTGCGCCCACAGCACAGTAGAAACTAAAGCAAGGGAAGCAGACACACTAAAGGTACATAAGGATGGCTGACCAAGGTATGAAAGAGGTAATGGATACGGTTTCTGTAGCAACTGGTGTTGGTGCCTTAGCTGGCGTACTGCCTTCCTTAGCTGCGTTGTTGACACTCGTGTGGACAGGTATACGCATCTGGGAAACAGACACGGTGCAAGGCTGGCGTAACAGAGGAAAGCAATAGTGTGGCAAGCACTCATTAGTCCTATTGCTGGACTTGCTAAGACTTGGATGAGCAATCGTCACGAGCAATCACAAGCAAAACACGTAGCTAAGATGCAAGTAATACAGAACACAGCATCTTGGGAACAGCACATGGCACAGGCTAGTGCATCCTCGTGGAAAGACGAGTGGTTCACAGTAGTCCTGAGTGCGCCTGTGATAGCTATTATGTGGGGCGTAGGTATGAACGATCTTGATATCATTGGCCGCGTAGGTATTGCCTTTGCAGAGCTAGGGAAGCTACCTGAGTGGTATCAATATCTTTTGTACGTTGCAGTCACAGCCAGCTTTGGCATACGTGGTGCTGACAAGCTGATGCAGCTAAAGGGTGGTAAGTAAGTTATGGCTAACGAGACTCCTTATGTACCGCCTGCAGCCGGTGAATTTTTTTCAGAGCTAGGCGAAGACGACAAGTGTAAAAACGAAAGCCACGTTCCTGTTTTTATTGATGATAAAAAAGTAGGTTGCGGTAGTAGTTCTTTTTTTAAAGATTACTACGTTGCTGGTGCGGGTGTAGATAGTGTTCCTTTTATACAAGGAACTGTAGATCAAATTTACTCTATGCTTTACGGTGAGTTGCCTAGAGGTGAGTACTACGAAATTGGAGACTTAAACAACGACGGTGTTAACGAGGTTTACAGTTATACTTTTAATGAAACAGGAGTAAAAGTTAAGCAGTCTGTGTATGGCTACGATGACGATGGAAACGTCACGACTACTTCTTATGCTGATTGGAGCGCACCAGACCTCTCTGAGTTAATTGAGAAGTACGGTGAAGACGCTGTTAATGATCTCAAAGGCAAGTACGACGGACTCGTAGATTTTATTGGTAACATACCAGAAGATCCTCTAGGCTCTATAAAAAAGATGGCAGAAGTTTTTATAGAGGGTGCTACTGGAATATCTCCAGATTGTCAGAAGCAAACCACTGGAACAGAAACAGAACTTGAAACGTGGATTCTTGACTGTGTTAACATGGGAATACTAGTTGACATAGGTATTCCAAGTCTTCCGGGTTTAGGTGGTATATTTAAGAGTACTACGCTGCGTGACATTAAAGAGGCGGCAGAAACCGTAGGGTCAACTTTAGAAGACTTTATTAACGGTAATCCTACTTGTGGAGAAAAGAAAGATCAAGAGTGTACGCCAGAACAAATACTAGAAGACTTAGGCGATTGGGTTGTTCGTGCTGTTCAGGATATCTTTGGTGGTATTGATGATATAGACAGTATAGACATTGAAACCATTTTAGGTAAACTAGGTGGAATCTTTGGTCCTGTACTAAGTGGTATTATTTACGACCAGTTTAAAGACCTCATCAACGGAGAAATTGAAGATGTCATAGGTATACCTGTTATACCTTTTGCGCCTCTACAAGAATGCGAAGACAAAGATTTAATAACTATAGAAGACCCTGCTGGATCAGGAAATTTTAAGTGTGGGGAGTGCAAGCAAGAGGGATTTACTCCAACAGGACCGCAAGGAGAATGTGTTGATCCTAACGCTGTAGACCCGTTTGACGAAACTAAGTGTGTAGAAGAAGACTACTTTAACGAAAATCAAGATGCTTGTGTCACCGCTGGGTACGTAAACTGTACTGGCGGTGAAAACTCAGGCGGTCAAGAAACTACAGGCGGTATAATTAAAGGGATCCTTGACGACTGTGATGTAATACAAGATCCACAGTGCATAGGGGACGGTCGCTGGGACGGGGAAAAATGTGTATGTCCTGATGGAACCGATAAAGCAGGAGAAGACGAGCCTTTAGACGGCGATTGTTCTGATCCAGATAACCAAACACCCACAGGACCAGACGGTATAACGTGTGAAGACGGTTATCCAGAAGGTGCTCTAACTTTTGGTCTTCAAGATCAACAAAGGTGGTGGAAAGGCAACTGCGGAGAATACTGCAACGACGGAACTCTAATACCTGAAGATGGCGTCTGCGAGGGCGAAGGTGGTAACGGCCCTGACGACCTGTGTGACGATGGTTCTGAGCCTTTCTATATTAATTTTGACGAAGACAAAGATGGGGCTTTTACAGACCCTAGTACCGGAAAGAGTTATACCTACGATCCTTGCGACCAAACTCAGCCACCTGTTGAAGTAGACCCTGAGGACAACGATCCTGACGACGGTGGTTTTGTTGTAAAATGTGAAGAACCAAAACTAGGATTTACACCCTCTTTTGATTTAGAACTAAATGCGGCTTATGCAGCATACAGCGCAAAGTACGATGCTGAATGTGGTACTGGTGAACCGCCTGTAGGCCCAACAGAACCCTGTCCTGACTTTAACGGAGTAGAAGGACCAAGAGACACCGAAGGAAACTGCCTTGATTGCACTGATCCACTTCACGCTTTAGCCTGTGGGTGGGCAGAGTGTCCTGACGGTTTAACATTTGCTCCTACGTTAGAGGACTGCGGTACAAGCACTACACCCTGTGACCAGCAAGACAGAGTGACAAACGAAGACGGCTCGTGTGGCGAATGTAAACCTGGATTTATAGAAGATCCTGAAGGGTTTGACCAATGTATCACAGCACCTCCAGAGTGTAACGACTGTACCTGTGCTGAGTACGCCGCAGATAACCCTAAAGAGTGTACTACGTGTCCTGAAGGTCAATCTTACTGTGATTCAACAGGCCAATGTGAGACTGCTGAAAACTGCCCTGACGGGACTGAGCCTCCTGTAACTCCTCCCGCTGGTGGTGGTGGTGGAGGTGGCGGCGGCGGCGGTGGCGGTGGCATGTTTCAGCCGTACACTTTTGCCATAGCCGCAGACCCTCAGTTACAAACTCGACAAGAGTTTCCTATTACAGATTTCTTAGCTGGTATCTTTACTGGCACTGGAGGCGGTAAAGCATGACATATTTAAACTTAGTAAACAACGTCCTCAGGCGCTTACGTGAGAACGAGGTGTCTAGTGTACAAGGTACAACCTACAGTAAACTGGCGGGTGATTTTGTAAACGACGCTAAGAAGATGGTAGAGGATGCTTGGGATTGGTCAGCACTCAGGACTACCCTTACGGTAACTACGTCTGCTGATATTTTTAACTACGTACTCACTGGGTCACAAAATAAAATTAAGGTACTAGACGTAATTAACGACACCTCAAACCTTTTTATGCAGTACAACACTCAACACTGGTTTAACGATAAGTACTTGAACCAATCACCACCTAGCGGCTCACCTGAGTACTACACGTACAACGGAGTTGACGCTAGTGGTGATACTCAAGTAGACATTTACCCTAAGCCTGATGGTGTGTACAGCTTGAGATTTAACTGTACTCTCAGGAACGCTGAGTTAAGCGCTGATACAGATAAACTAGTTATACCTAGTCAACCCGTGCTACACCTAGCAATAGCTCTGTTAGCTCGTGAGCGTGGCGAGACAGGCGGTACATCAGCACCTGAGTACTTTGGTATTGCTGATAAGTTTTTGTCTGACGCGATTGCTCTGGACGCACAAAAGCACCCTGAAGAAACCATTTGGTACACTCCGTAGGAGCCTGACGTATGGCACAGCCACTACAAAGCATCAACTTAGTTGCTCCTGCGTTTAAAGGAG